AGATAAAACTTTTAAAAGAAGAAAACGAACTTTTAAAAAATATTATCTTAGAATTTGACAAAAAAACAAAAAGCCTGCTTTGTTTTCTTAAGATCACAGAAACAGAAGAAACAGAAGAAACAGGCAGGGCTGAAGTGCTTCAATCAAAATTTAATAATACACTACCCGAAAACGAACTTTAAAATAAAGCAGCCTGAAGTTTTATAAGTGGCATTATATTAATATTATATTCATTTATTTTAAACTCAAAGCTTTTTAAAATCTGAATTTTATTATTTGCTTCAGGTGCTGCTTTTGTTTATCTGCTGAAAAAATCGTATATTTAGAGATAAAGGCGGGTTAAATTAATCTTAACTTTTATTAACTTACGGGATAAAATTCTTTGATTTGTGACTAAATAGCCCGCCTTTTTTATAACTTTTAAAAACAGAATAATGAGCAAACAGAACAAACAAAAAACAGAACATTTAAAATTTGCGCTTGAATGGGGCGTTGAATTAGGGGTTGAAATAGCTAAGGACCTGGAAGACAAAAAGCTTTCTTTTGCTGAAGCTTTGGCGCTTTGGGATAATGCTTTAAAGATTCCTAAAATAGTAAAAAGCCTGAAGTCAATTCCTAAAGAATGGGAAGCCGGCAAAAATTCAGAAGAATATACAGCCGCAATAATAGCAGGCGTAAAGCAGAAAGTTAAGGGCCTTTCTTCAGATACTGCTGAAGCTATCACAATTCAAGCTATTAAAATAGGAATCGAAGCCGGTAAATTTATACAGCTTTGTATACAGGCACATCAGGAAAATAAAAAATAGATGTTATGGCCAAAAAGAAACATGAAACAATAGAAGAATTTCAGGCAAAAATTGAAGAATATTTTTCTACTTACAAAGCAGCCGGCAGGCCCTTAACTATTGAAGGGCTTTGTTTAGCTTTGGGCTTTGTGGAACGAAAAAGCCTTATAGATTATGCCGGTTATACTGACAAAAATCAGAAGCCCTTTTTACACGCTATAAAAAAAGCACGCTTATATATACAGCAAAGTAAGATTGAAGGGCTGCTATCAGGTGATTATTCAACAGCAGGCGCTATATTTGACTTAAAGAATAATCACAACTACAAAGATAAGCAGGAAACACATATAAAAATAGACAAAGAAGCCCTAACAGATGAAGAATTAAACGAACAAATAAAACAGTTTGAAAGCAGAAAAGACAATAAATAAAAGTCAATATTTAGATTTATTGATTGAAAGAGAAGTAAGAACAGCCCGAAGCTGTTTTTTTACTTTTCTTACTTATTTAAGCCCGCCGGAATTTTCTTTCAATTGGCACCACAAATATGTTTGTAAAGTCCTTCAGGAATGGCTACAAACTGATAAACACCCTTTTTTAATGCTTTTTATGCCGCCGCAGCACCAAAAAAGTACAATGTTAACTGAATACCTGCCGGCTTGGGCTTTTGGTCAAAATATAGACTATCAAAGCATTTTAGTAATGTACAACAGCACGCAAGCAAAGAAACAAAACAGAAAGATTCAAAGAATAATAGAATCAGAAAAATACGCTGCTGTTTTTCCTGGAACAAAACTAAATTCTAAAAATGTAGTATCGAATGCTGCGGGTTCTTATGTCAAAAACTCTGAAGAATTTGAAATTGTAGGGGGGCGTGGTTTCCTGAAGGCGGTCGGAGTTCAGGGCGGTATTGCGGGGAACCCTGCAAAGCTTGCATTTATGGACGATGTTATAAAAAATGTTGCTGAAGCCAATAGCCAAACATACAGAAATAGGGTTTTTGATTGGTATACTGATGAACTTGAAGCCCGCTTACATAATGATTCAAAGGTAGCTTTTACAATTACCCGCCGGCACGAAGATGATCTTGCCGGCCGGCTTATTTTAAGAGATGGAACAACAGAAACCGGCGGCAAATGGAAGGTTATTATTTTGCCGGCTATCAAAGAAGATAATAAAAACCCTGAAGACATTCGTAAAATTGGCGGCGCTTTGTTTCCGGCCCTGCATAGTTTAGAGCGCTTAAAAGAAATTCAGGCAAAGCAGCCCCGCACCTTCAGCGGCCTTTATCAGCAGCGCCCAACAGCGGCCGGCGGTGATATGATACGGGGGGCCTGGTTTCCTATTATCAAAAATAATCAGCTTCCTTTCAATATTAATTCTGTGCCCTGGACGTGTTTCATAGATGGGGCATGGACTGAAAAAAAACAGAATGATGAAACAGCCTTATGTATATGCTATTTTGATAAAGCAGATAAAATTTTGTACATTCGTAGTATAACCGGCGTACGTAAAAAGTTATCTGATTTTATAAAGTTCTTTGAAAGCTTCAGCATACAGAACGGAATAAATAAGAATTCTTTAATTCATATTGAGTTAAAAGCTTCAGGTTATGCATTCGAAGATTTGCTTTTGAATAAGGGCTATAATTGCACCGGCATAAATAATGACTTTGTAAGATTGGGCAAATTTAACAGGGTTGAAAGTATAGAACCTTTTTTAAGGTCAGGACGTGTAAAGCTGATTGAAGGTAATTATATTGATAGCTTTATTTTGCAAGCTGAAGGCTTCCCAAATTCAAAGCATGATGATAAAATTGATGTTTTATGCTACGCAATATTTGAGTATTTAATTGAAAATTCAAATCCTTATATTTTATAAACAGACTGAACAAACAACAAAATGACATTAAAAGAAAAGCAATTAAAAATTGTACAGGACACAGAAAAAGACATTGAAAATTTTACCGGCGGCGCTTATGAATTGAAAGATTTACAGCAATATTTACACGTACAAAAGAAAATTTTACATAGATTGGGGTACAGGAAGCCCCGCACAAAGACAGTACAGCAGCCGCCGAAAATAAACCCTTTTAAACTTCAGGAAAAAGAAGCGCCTGAACTATTACCGGCAACAGAAGAAGAAAAAAAGGGGCCGAAATTTAATAAGTATCTGAACAAAGAAAAGAAAGCAGCAATTAAAAAGCTATATTTTGAAGGTACAGCAGCGGCGGAAATTTCGGCTGTACTGTGGATTGAAAAACGGCAGATAGATAAGTACTTAAAAACTTTAAAAGCTGATAAAAATAGAAATTTAATAGCTGATAACAGCACCAAAAAAGAAGTTATATAATGATATCTTTTGAACTAAACGGTAAAAAGTACAGCAGCCCGAAAAATTGGCAAAATATAACGTTTGAAAAGTTCTTAAAATATCTTTCTGACATAGCACCAAAGACACCGGAAAAATTAAAAGAACTTTTTGAAGCTGAAAATTTAGCTGAAACCTGGAGCGGTTATACAGATAAAGATAAATTGATATGTTATGATTTTTTTGCTTTATCTGTCGGCTTTTGGTGTGGCCTGCCTGCTGAAGAAATAAAAGAATCAATGAATATAGAACAGCTTGAAAGTGCTTTTTTTACAATAGAAATTGATTTAGCAAATATGCAAAATGATGAATCTTTCAGCGGCTTTGAGATTAAAGGAAAAAGGTATGTATTACCGGCTGAAAATATGGAAGGTTCCACAGTATCAGAATTTGCTGAAGCTTCACAATTTCAGGAAAATTTTGCTGAAGTTGAAGGCGGGGAATGGCTTTCAATGTTGGACGTTATGGTTGTTTTATGCAGGCCTGAAGGTGAAAAATACAGCTACGATAAGAACACACACAACTTAAGAAAGAAGCTTTTTAAGGGGCTGTCTATGGACAAAGTTATTAACACAGCTTTTTTTTTGCTTCGGCTAAACGAAGAATTAAAACACAATTTGCTGATTTATTCAATGCTTCAGGAAATAGCACAAAGGCAGGAAAAGCAATTGAAAAAACTTACGGTTGGTATCTGATAATTAAAAGAATTGCTGAAAGTAAACTTTTTGACATAGCAGGAAAAACAAGCTTTCAAGCTGCTGAAGAAGCAGATTTATATGAAGCCTTTTTATTTCTTAGTGCTGAAAATGCTATAGTAAAAATGCAAAATGAAATATTAAAAAAATGAATACTACATTAACAGAAATAAGCAATATTTTTAATTTGATGGTTCAGGCTGACAGCCGCCTAAAATTTTATCACTTCGGGTGGCGGTCTGACATCAACAAAAATATTGATAACAATTTTGATAAAGGTGTAAAAACCGGCCGCCTGTTTCCGGCCCTTCATTTCGATGTGCCTGATTTTTTTCAGCCTTCAGAAGAATTAAACTATTTAGGATTCAAAGAAGATATAGCAGTAAATTTGTATTTTGATGATCTTCAAAATTATGATAATTCGGGGGAACAAAAAACAGATAATCTGATTGAGCAGTGGGCCGCTTTAAAACAGATAACAGAAGATTTTATATCAAATTTATCTGAAGTATTACAATATTATAAAGCCGGCTTTATTCGTACCGTTCCAAGATTTGAACCAAAAAGCAATTTGTTTAATGATAGGTTAATAACCTTTGAAGTATCTTTTACAATTGCGCACATTTCAGAATGTACTGAAGAAATACACAAAATCAATTTGCTTTCTTTACCTGGTTCCGGCTGTTTCCCTGCTTATGATTTAGAAAATTACAAGCAGGAAATTGAATGTAAAAGTCTTAATTTAGACGGCGTAAATGAGTATATACAAGCACCAATAAACGCAGCTTTTGACCTTACAAAAACTGACCCTATGTCTTTTGGGGGGTGGGTGAAATTTGATTCTATTGTGAATGCTCAATATATTCTACAAAAACACGCCTCGGGAAAAGGTATTTTATTTGCCGTAAGGTCTACGGGTGAATTGCAATTGCACTTACAGAATAACGGGGGGTTAAACGCACTAATCACAAATAGTTCGGGCGCGTTAATTAGTACGGGGGTTTGGCTTCATTTAGCGGTAACCTATGACGGAAGTAACACAAATTCGGGCGTAAAGTTTTACAAAAACGGGGGTTTGTTGCCTAATACAATAGTTACAAATAGTTTAACGGGTACAATAACAAATACTGAACCTGTAAAAATAGGAACACTTTTTAACGGTCTTCTTAATGTCGTACGTTGGTGGAAAACGGAGCTAACACCTACCGAAATTTTAAATTTTTATAATTGTGATATTAACACACCTAAGCAGTCAGATTTAATTTTGAATACTAATATCGGCGCTTCCTTTTGGAACGGTACAGCTTTTGAAATTCCTGATTTAACCGGAATTACAACAGGGTATATTTCAGTTAATTCTGAAGAAGCAGATTTATTAACAGACTGCCCATAAAAATATAATTGATGGAAAATAGATATTTCATAATAAGCGCTTCAGATACAAACTTAACAGAAATAATTTCTGTATCTGTCGGCAGCCTGGAAACACAAAGATACAGTTTAGACAGCAGCCAAATTGTAATAAAATTGCATAAAGGTGATACAGAAAATTACTCTTTTTTATCTCAGTATTATGATAATACACATACTGAAATTCTAGAACTAATGAACGGCCCCGAATGGAATCAACCGATAACATAAAAAAGCTTTCTGATATGTTAGGCGCTTTTATCTTTATGCAGCTATCAAAAGAATTAGTAAGGCAGGGCCACAAATTAACCGGCGCACTTGCTAAAAGCTTTGAAACGAAAGTACAGCAGCATGGTGAAAAAGTCACTATTGAATTTTTAATGCTGATATATGGAAGAAGTTTAAACGATGGAATAAGACCCGAAAAAATACCTTTTACGCCGGTTCCGCCTTACAGGGGCGGCACTTCAAAATATATAGAAGGGCTTATTAAATTTGCTACTTTAAAATTTGGGGCTGATAAAAAGCGGGCTAAAAATATAGCTTTTGCAATTGCAAACAAACAGCACAGAAAAGGTTACCCGCTGACAAAAAAAATAGGCTTTATTGATAACGTTTTAACAGCAGATTCAAAACAGATTGAAAGCATTATTTCAGATTATTATACTGAAACAATTCAGGAAATTATAAGAGAATTCATAAAAGAAAAAATCAAAAAGAAATGATAAAATTTAAGACAACAAAAAAACAAGCTGATAAGATCACAACAGAAGAAAATGAAAAGTATGAAGCTTCAGGGGCTGCTGTTGTTTCTGTTACTGCTGCGCTTACTTACTATTATACTGTTACAATTCCAACAGACAGAAAAGAAGAATTTGAAGCAGGGAACGAAGAAAAGAAACAGAACTTTATAAATATCTCAAAAGCTTGTTTTTCTTCTGAAAATTTAGATAAAGATTTTTTAACAGCTTGGGCTGAAGAATATAATAAAATATATTGATATGATAGTTTTAATCCCGCCGCATGATGAATTACCCGCCTATAGGCCTGTAAAATTTAGAGTGCTTTTAACACAGCCCGCAATTACACCCGCCGAGAATGCAAAAGTAACTATATTAAGCGGCTTCACACCTTTAGCAGTAATAAGATACAAAAGTTTTTATAATGAACCTTCAGTATTTGTTCCTGGTGATATAGATTATTATTTTGATATAGATATACAAAAATATGTACAGGATTTAATAGGCCCTGAAGCGGCCCCGCCTTCTTCTTTGAATAATGATACACCGGCCACAGTTCAAAATAATACAGATTTAAACGGTAATTTTTCTCTATTGATACAGTATGAAGTAATTAACACTTTCGGCCTTATTCAGCAATTAGCAACTTTTGACGTTACGTCAACATATACAATTTTTTCAGCTTCAAAAAAGCATAATGAAAATAAATTTTTATATGATTATATAGGAAATTACCCCGCTTTAGCTGAAGGCAAATATTTAACAAAAAGCACAGGCACCAAAGAAGTAACAAAAGAAGATTATTCTTTTTTATCTTTAATACAAAATACTTTAAGGCCTTCAGATATAAACTGTTTTAGAGTTATCTTATTAGATTCTTCTTTTGCTGCCCCTAATTTTGCACTTCCTAACATAGCTTATTATCAAATTGATTTCGGTAATCTTTTAACTTTGGGCGGCCCTGTTTATATATTTACATCATATACAGAATTTTCAGTATACAAATTAAAAACCGGAAATTGTGACAGGCGGTCGCTTCGTTTACATTGGTTAAATATGTTAGGCGGTCTTGATTCGTATACTTTCGATTCAGAAAAAGCTTTGAGTATAAAAACCAAATCAAACAGATCACAAAAGGCTTTATCTTATGAAGCCGGCGCATTGATTCCTGATTTAATTACCGATATAGGCAATTTTAAAACAAATTCAAAAGCTTCTGAAAGTTATAAACTGAAAAGCAAATTTCTTACTAATCAGCAGGCGGCTTTTTTATCTGAACTGTTAACAAGTACTAAAGTTTATGCTGAAATAAACAGCCAATTTATACCGGTAATTATTGAAGATACACAACAGGACACTACAACAGAAAGCGGCTTTATACGGTATGAAATTACTGCGACATTAGCAAATGATTTAATAATACAAAGAATATAAAATTATGAGTTTCAAAACTGTTATTTTAGATGCGGGTCATGGTGGTATAATTTCGGGGGCCTATCAGACACCTGGGAAAAGAAGCCCTGTATTTTCGGGCGGTCAACAACTTTTTGAAGGGGAATTTAACAGGGCTGTAAAAGCCCGAATAAAAGAAAAGCTATTTTTTGAAGGTATTAAATATGTAGATATTAACCCTGAAGAAATAGATATATCTTTAAATGAAAGAGTAAAGCGGGCTAACAAAATAAAAAATTCTTTCTATGTTTCTATTCATGCGAACGCCGGCGGCGGTACAGGTTCTGAAATTTTTATATCTGAAGGCGCTTCTGTAAAAAGTCAGAAAATTGCTTTTGCTGCTGAAGAAGAATATAGTAATATTTTTCATGGCTTCAGGTGGCGGGGAATTAAGCGGGCAATTTTTACAGTTATAAAAAAAACAATTATGCCGGCCGTAATGTAAAGAAATTTTATTAACTGAAGGCGGGCGGGATTTGTGCGCAGATTGGATATATAAAACAATATTAAAAGCTTTTCATATATGAATAATTATACAAAATTATTTATTGATAATACAGAAATTGATTTATTCAAAGCTGAAGATTTACCCTTAAATGTTACTAAAAGAGTTAACAATATTGAAGGTGAAATTCAAGGCGATTATTCCCGGGCTTCTGTTTCTGTGCCGGCTACAAAAAACAATATTAATATATTAGGAAATACAAAAAATTTTAAGCCCTTCAGAATAGAAACAGACGGCGCGCCTTCTTTTTCCGGTACTGCTCAAATCAAAAGGGTAAAAACTTTTTCACAGGGTTACGAAGCTATTAATTTAAGCTATGAAATAAATTTGATTTCAAATAATAGTTCATGGTTTGTTTTGTTAGGTGAAAAGCTGCTTTCAGAATGTACTGATTTAGTTGTAAATTGGAATTATGCATTAATATCAGCCGGCTTTATTGCGCAGCCTTCATTAAATGATTATGCCTTTCCTTTAATAAAATATAAAGAATGGGAAAACAGCACAGGCGCAGGGCCTACCTTACTTTATCAGCCTTCAATTTTTGAAGCTACGCCGGCTTTGTATATAAGGCCCTTAATTATTGAAGCTTTTAACTCAATAGGTTATACAATAGAATCAGATTTTTTTAATACTGACTTATTCAGTAAGTTAATTATACCTTTGCCCTTCCCTGAAAAAATGCCCTTTGGCTATAATGAAAAGTATTTGAATACTGCTGTTTCTTTATCTGCGCCTGTTGTTATTTCAGGTGGTATTTTAACGCTTCCAATAGATACAATTGATATACCGGCCCCGCTAAACCCTACAGCTTATAATACAGTAATTTATGAATATATTGTTCCGATTT